TAAAGGAAAACTATAAAGATGATTACAAAAGGCGTAGCTAAATATGTGTACTTAGATTCAACAGAGAAATTTAATGGTGAGGACACTGGTAAGTACACTCTAACTGTAGGTCTAGCACCTGCAGAGGTGAAGGTCCTAGAAGATATGGGCGTAAAGGTCCGTACTGTGACTGATAAAGATACAGGCAAAGAGATTCGTATCCGTAAATTCTCTACTCAATATAAGTTAGATGATAATATGATTCAGACTGTCAGTGGTGAGTCTATCGGTACTGACTTCGGTTCAGGTTCAGATGTTCAGGTCTTATGGAAGGCAGGTAACGAGCACCCAACACACGGTGTAGCGACATACTTGACAGCCATCAAGGTAGCAGATGAACACGAGCCTGGGTATAAAGGTGCCAACGAGGAAATCTCAGAGTTTTTAACAGCATAACACTGTTATGTCAGAGTTCACGAAACACGAGCCGTGCCTAGCGTGCGGTTCTAAGAACAATCTGGCTAGGTATTCTGATGGTCACGGTCATTGTTTTGGCTGTGGTCATTGGGAACCACCTACAGATGGAAGTTATGATGATTTAAATACTATAGAGGAGCGGAATGGTATGATACAGACCAAAGGTTTCAGTGGTGCAATCCCCGAAAGAAACATCTCTAAGAAAATCTCAGCCAAGTTTGGTGTAAGAATTTCACACGGAGAAGATGGTAAAATTAACAAACATTACTACCCTTACTTTGATAGTAAGACTGGTGATATCCTAGGCTACAAGGAGAGAGATGTAGCTACAAAGGGGTTCGGAATCAATGGTACCAATAAAGGTGCAGGTCTATTCGGACAGAATATATTTAAGGAAGGAGGTAAGTATTTAACTATCACTGAAGGTGAGCTAGATGCTATGTCTGTCAGTGAAATGTTTGATGGTAAGTGGGCTGTAGTCTCACTGAAGAATGGTGCCAGTGGTGCACTACGTGACATCAAAGATAACCTAACTTATATTGAGTCATTCGATAATATTGTATTATGTTTTGACCAAGATGAAGCAGGTAAGGAAGCTATTAAGGCAGTGAGAGACGTGATTAGTCCTAACAAACTAAGGTTAGTCACACTACCTATGAAAGATGCTAGTGATATGCTTATGAATGGCAGGATTAAGGACTTCACTGAAGCCTGGTGGAATGCTAAAGGCTACACACCTGCAGGTATCGTGAGAGGTGAAGATACTTGGGAGCACCTACAGAAAGATGCAGACCTAGTCACTGTCTTATACCCGTGGCAGGCACTCAATGAAGTGACGTATGGATTCAGACAGAAAGAACTGGTGACCATTACTTCGGGTAGTGGTATGGGTAAGTCTAGTGTAGTGAAGGAGCTAGAAGCACACATCTTAAACGAGACTGATGATAACCTAGCCATCATTCACCTAGAGGAATCAATCGATAGGAGTGTCAAAGGCTTGATGTCTATTGAAGCTAACCTCCCTATCCATATACCTAAGTATGAAGAGATGTTGTCAGATGAAGAGAAGAAATCTCTATGGAAGAAGGCAGTAGCAGATAAGAATGTATTCTTCTACGACCACTTCGGTAGTATGTCAGAGGATAGTCTACTGTCTGTCATCAGGACATACGCCAAGAGCTTTGATTGTAAGTGGATTATCCTAGACCATCTATCTATTGTAGTATCTAGTCAAGAAGGTGTACAAGATGAGCGTAAAGCTATCGATGCTATTATGACTAAGCTAAGAAAGATAGTACAAGAGACTGGCGTAGGCTTGTTCCTTGTGTCTCACTTGAAGAGACCTATGGGTAAGGCACACGAAGAAGGTGGACAGGTGAGCCTCTCAGAGCTTCGAGGTTCTGCAGCAATCGCACAGCTAAGTGATATAGTCATCGGACTTGAGAGGAATCAACAAGCAGATGATGAGAAGGATAGGAATACCACTACACTCAGGGTAATTAAGAATAGATTCTGTGGTCTGACTGGTAAAGCAGGTCAGTTAATCTATGATAAGGATACTGGTAGGCTGAAGGAGGGAGGTAACAATGAAGCATTCTTCTGACGCTAAGAGATGTTACTTCGATATTGAGACTGACGGCTTAGATGCAACTAAGGTACACTGTATCTGTGCTATGTTAGATGATGATGTAACAGTATATAATTTTATAGGAGAGAAACCATATGAAGACTTCAGAGACTGGCTTATACTGGAAGACGTACGAGTTCTTGTTGCTCACAACGGGATTGGCTTTGATGTCCCTGTTCTGCGTAGGCTTAGTGGGGACGTTTGGGATTTTAGTATACGAGACACTCTTGTCCTCTCTCGGTTAGCCAATCCTTCACTAGAGGGTGGACATTCCCTAAAGGCGTGGGGTGAGAGGATACATAATTTAAAGGGTGACTATGAAGGAGGATGGGAGATCTTCAACCCTGAGATGTTAGCCTACTGTCAACAAGATGTAAGATTACTAAAGGACCTATACCGTAGACTCGAGGTGCTACTTGAAGACTTCGATGAAGTGAGTATAGAATTAGAACATAAGGTAGCTGAGATAATCTACCAACAAGAACAAACAGGAGTATTATTTGATGAAAGAAAAGGATATGAATTATTGGCAGAACTTAAAGAAAAAGTTCACGAGATTGTACTGGAAGTGCGTGAGGTATTTATTCCCCTCCCTATTTGGCGAGCGTTAGTACACCCAGGAGATAAGTGTCATCGTAAGGATGGTACTATCTCTAAGAGGTATCAAACACAGTTAGATAGAGGTGCACACTACGATAGTGACGGTGACTGGGGGTATAAAGATTACCCTGAGTTTAACCTAGGCAGTAGACAACAGGTGTCCCGTTATCTTCAACACTTTGGGTGGTCACCTACTGAGTGGACAGATAAAGGTTCAGTGATTGTGAATGAGAAGGTGTTAGCTAATGTAGATATACCTGAAGCTAAGATGATTATGGAATACTTCACTATCTCTAAGCGTGTAGCTATGGTTAAAGCCTGGCTCGAAGCAGTTGGAGATGATGGAAGGATACACGGTAGAGTCAACAGCTGTGGTGCAGTGACAGGACGTATGACACACAGCAAACCTAATCTAGCACAGGTCCCTGCTATCTATTCCCCTTATGGTGAGGAGTGTAGAGAGTTATGGACTGTACCTGAAGGTAAGTGTCTAGTAGGTATTGATGCTAGTGGTCTTGAGTTAAGAATGTTAGCTCACTATATGAATGATAAGGATTACACAGAGGAGATATTAAATGGAGACATACACACCGCAAATCAAGTGGCTGCAGGACTTCAATCAAGAGATCAAGCTAAAACTTTTATCTATGCCTTCTTGTATGGAGGAGGTGATGGCAAAATCGGGGAAATCGTTGGCGGAAAAGCACAGGATGGTAAGAGACTTAAAGCAAAGTTCCTTGATAATACGCCTGCACTTAGAGAGTTACGAGGAGAGGTTGACAGAGGAAGCAGTAAGGGTTGGATTAGAGGACTAGATGGTAGGAGATTACACATCAGGTCAGCTCACTCAGCATTGAATGTACTACTACAATCAGCAGGTGCTATCGTTATGAAGCAAGCACTGGTACTGCTAGAGAAGTTCGCTTCTACATATAAGATAGACTATAAGTTTGTATTGAATGTACACGATGAGTTCCAGGTAGAAGTTAAAGAGACACAAGCAGAACAGTTCGGAAGACTAGCCGTTGATTGTATCATCAGAGCTGGTATAGATTTTAAACTAAACTGTCCGTTGGATGGTGAATATAAGGTAGGTAGCAATTGGGCACAGACACACTAGTAGAAGACATCTATAAGCTGATGGATACCAAGGTGGTAGCTGAAGGCGTGGATGTAGAGAAAGTAATACAGGACTTCGGTGAGAATATGAAGTCAATTTTAATCAACAACATCACAGCACACGAGTTCGATAAACGTAAGCTACGTATGTCTAACATCGGTAAGAAAGATAGACAGTTGTGGTATGGTTACAATGGATATAAAGGAGAGGAACTACAGCCACACGTATATATTAAGTTCCTATATGGACATCTAATTGAAGAGATGGTACTAGCCTTAGTCAAGCTATCAGGTCACGAGGTGACAGATGAGCAGAAGAAGGTAGAGGTATCAGGCATCAAAGGAAGTATGGACTGTAAGATTGATGGTGTCCTAACAGATGTTAAGTCAGCTAGTAGTTATGGCTTTAAGAAGTTTAAGGATGGGAGTCTAATTGATAATGACCCCTTCGGATATGTGGACCAGATCAAAGGGTATGCTCACGCTGAGAAGACTACTGATGTAGGTTGGTTAGTAATGGATAAGACTACAGGACATCTAACCTTCTTGAAGTATGATATGGCTGATGAATCTAAATGGTACTGGACTAAGCTAAACTTCTTCTCTATCGTAGAGAGAATCAAAAAGATTAAAGCTATAGTGACTAACACTAAGCCACCTACTAGATGTTATGAACCAGTGGCTGATGGGAAGTCAGGTAATATGAAGTTGCCTGTAGGGTGTAGCTACTGTGCCTTCAAGCACGAGTGTTACCCTGAGCTACGTACCTTCATCTATTCTAATGGACCTAAGTTTCTAGTAGAGGTAGCGAGAGCACCTACTGTTATGGAAGTAGATAAGGATGGTAATAGAATTAAGAATGATGAGGATGCAGATGAGTTCTTCTCCACGCCACAGGCTGGAGCCTAGTGATGCCTAAGTATAGAAGTAAACTAGAGAAGGAATGCCACCAGTTACTAGGACAAAAGGACTGGGAGTATGAACCACATAAGGTAGCATATACTATGCGTAAGAATTATATGCCTGACTTCGTACGAGGTGACTACTACATTGAGGTCAAAGGTTTCTTTAGACCAGGTGATACCGCTAAGTATAAAGCTATCGCTGAACAGTTGAGGTTTGAGAGTAAGGAGTATATCTTCCTGATGCCTAAGCCTGACAGTAGGGTACGTAAGGGAGGTAAGATAACCTACCGACAGTGGTGTGCTAAGCATAAGATAAAGATATTTTCAACGAGTGAAATTAAGGAGTTAAAAGAATGGACAAGGAACAAACAACAGATAACATAAACCCTAACCACTACAAGCAAGGGAATATTGAGGTGATAGATTTTATTATTGACCAGGATTTTAATTACTTAGAAGGCAACGTCATTAAATATGTCAGTCGCTATAAGTTTAAGAACGGTGTAGAAGATTTAAAGAAAGCACAATGGTACTTGAAGGAGCTGATAGATGTTAACGCTTGAAGAGCTTAAGGAGAGGATTGAAGCAGAGGGGTATGATGAATGCCTCATCTGTGAGACCCTGGAGGTGAGCACTAGGGAATTACTAGATGCTTTCGAAGATAAATTAATATGTAAGCGTAAGGAGTTTGCTGATGACGATGACACTTGAATCTTTTATTCTATATAACATTGTTATGTCGACCTTAAGTTGGTACTTAATTAAGAGACAATCTGAGCTTGAGTATGACAATGGATTTATGGATGCAGTACAGTTACATAATGAGGGCAGACTTACCTACTCTTCAGAGATACTAGAGGATGGCGTAGAGATGTTGACTATTGAGGTGGCAGATGAATAAAGATATACACGTAAAGAAAAGAGATGGTACACTAGAGCTACTGGACTATGATAAGATTCATATGATGTTAACCCAGTGTGCTGAGGGACTTAAGGTATCTGTATCTGATGTAGCACTTAACGCACATCTAAAGATTGCTAATAAGATGTC